GAAAGACTCGCAGATTCCTGCGAAAAGAAATGAACTGACTTCTGTGCATTATTTTGCCAGTTTCTGATTAATTGTGTATTGAAGCTTGCCGTCTCAAAGGAAACTTTGAATCACGATAAGTGAATATGTACAACGACATTGGAGATTTAACGTCTACAGACGAGAAGTCCATTGAAGCTACTCTCTTTGCCATTAGGGCGACTATAGTCATCACTGGTGGTTCAGAGGAATTTTCTTCCGAAATCTTGGGTATCTTACGTAAGGTGTTCCGTACGTCAGGTATACAAGCTTTCGCTTTAACTGTAAAGGGCTGGTCCAAAGCTGTCCGTAGTCTAATGACTATGGAGACTTTTGACACCACTCATGTTGGATATTGTAAGAATTCTTATAATAGCCGACATGGCCTTCGTCGAGCGGGTTGCACTGAGGAACAGTGTGACATCATAGCGGAGAGGTATAGCGGTATTTGTGGGATTCCACCTATACTCTTAAACTCTCACTATGTTGGGGTTCTTCTTCCGAATTGTCAGTTATCTGAGTATCGGAAGTCCCTCCCGTTCGCTAATATAGGACGCTGTGCTCCAGCAGCTAACGCTGAAACATGTCTTAGGTCTATCCAAGATTTCTTGGAGACTACCAGTTTCTTTTGGGACTGGAACTTTGACTTTTACTCTATAGCAACCCAGTACGCTAGGTTGTGTAGGAGTGAATCAGCGCCGATTTATTCTAGATGGGAAGCTTCCAGTAAATCTTCTTTTGACTATTCAAGAGGAGATGGTGGGAAGTTCGGAGAGGTTATTGATTGTGTGGTACATGATTTCATGTATCAGACTATTGATCAACTCATCCCCTACAAACCCATAGGTGACCTATTGGACATCTTTGGGAATGTGGCCCTTAAAAACGGTGACTGGGCTGTAGGAGCCCCGATTACGGATGTTCTCTATAGAGATATTTCGTCGGGAGAACCTACAGATTCTAGATTTGGCCTCTTTGGGGTACTTTGGGCCATGAGTGATCTCATGGAACGGTACCCGGAGGACATCACCTGTGATAGTGAATACGGTATACTAGGTTATGCGATTCCTACGTTCGAGTTTTCTGGAACTGTGGAATGCCGCATTTCTTCTATAGAAGAGATGGGGTGGAAGGCTCGCGTGGTTACCATCACTCCATTGAGTGTTGGCATCATGCAAGTCATCCTTAGACATTGTCTAGATCCTTATGTAAGATCCGAC